TGATGATCGCGTCCTCCACGACAAAGCGCAGCTCCTCCGGCAAGTTGCTCATGATCCAGCCCTCGAGCGCGGTTGCATCCTGCAGCAGCTCATCGGTGGCATACACCAACCCGATGACCTTGTTCAGATTCAGCTCTAGCCGCCTGAAGGTCGGGTGAGTGGGCGTCTTGTCCGCCGCCTCACATGCCCAGTGAGCAAGGATGCCGCCACGGCGAGCGCCGTTTGCACGGCTCGTCTCCGCCTCGGCATTGAAGGTCATGCCGTTGCTGCCGGCTCCGATGCCTACCATGTCCACGCGCCGCAGCAGGTCGCCCACGTTGTACACGCGGCTCATGAGGCTGGCGTTATGGTCCACGCCGACCAGGAAGCCGCCGTCTGCCGGCACGGTCTCGCTCAGGCCGGTGATCGCCTTGGCCTGGGTAAGCGAACCGATGGCCTTCTCGCCGACGGCCTTGCCCATGTCGTAGCCATACTCGGTCGCCGGATCCGTAGACTTGTAGGACTGGATCTCGCGTTCATCCTTCGAGACGGCGATCAGGAACTCGCCAAAGGACCACTTTCCGGCCTTGCCCTTGGCCTTCTTGTCGGCCTCGTCTTCGACGACCTTGAAACCGCCCGGCTCCGCCTCGTCGCCTGCGGCCTTTTCCGCGTCGGCGTTCTTGGCGATGGTCATCATCGCCGCCATCTTCTCGGCGCGAACGCGGTACTTGTCCGCGTCTTCTTGCAGCGCCTTGGCCTTGGCCTCATCTGGTGCCTCAAGCTCCAGCTCGGCAACGGCCTCAAGCGCCTTTGTGCGCGACAGTTCGCGCAACTGTTCGTACGTCATTACTAGACCTCCTCTAACAGCTTGGCTAAAGTTAGCGATGCCTTGGCCCTCACTAGCCCAGCCACAGACGCCGACGCCTTCGCGCCCTCTGGCTCTGCCTCTGCCGGTGTGTTGTCCTCGGCTGTATCGTCCTGCGCGGGCACCAGAATGCCCAGCGCCTTGAACGCTTGTATGTGATTGTCGCCGTACTCTTTCATCATGCGCGGTTCCATCGGCTGAACGGTGAGCGTATCCCGCTTCAGGGGCCAGCGGGCGATCTGCCCGCCCTTCCCCTTGCGGATGCCATCTGGCACGGCCTGCGAGCTGGTGCCGATCAGCCCCGCGTCGATCAGCTCCTCGAGGAACTTGACGTACTGGCTGCGGCGCTTGAGCGAGCGTTCTACCCACACGCCGCGCGTATCTGCCTTTGCCGTGGACCAGTCCACCACGCCCAGCACGTCGTCCTCTCCGGGTGCGTCCTTGCCATCTAGTTCCTTGCCGCGCCCGTGCTCCCAGTCCACGTAGAGCATACCTGCCTTGGTGTAGGCGCTCTCCAGGTCTGTCTCTGCCGTGAAGAACTCGCCAAGGGAGCCGTCCTGGTTCTTGTTCTCGCTGGCGATGCCCTCCAGGTCGCGCCCGCCGAACAGGACGATGTAGTTGCCCACGCGCAGCTCGTCGTCGGTGCGCGAGACAGCCTTCAGGGCATTCTTGGCCGGTGTCCAGCGGGTCTGCTGCTCGACCTTGCGCCACTTATCCTGTGGTGCGAATGTCACGACCTCACCGTCGTCCGAATAGCCCACTTTCCAGTAGGCGCCCTGGCTCTGAACGATGACATAGGCGTCGAAGGTCTCGACGACATAGCCCTCCTCTGCCATTGCAGGTGCATCACTGCCGCCCCTGTGCGTGGCGCTCCACGCCTCCCAGATCCTGCGCTGCTGCTGCTCTAGGCTTGGGGTTGCCTTGGCCTTCGGCTCTGGCTCCCCGGTGTGCTTACGCCAGATGGACAGGCATGTGGCGACTGCCTGATCCTGCTTGTCGCCCTCTTCTTTGCGAACAGGCACGCAGGCTGCCATCCAGTCCTTTTTGTTATCGTACTCTGCCGGGTTTGGCATCTTATCCCACCCTTATCTCGTAACCAGTCAATACCCATGCTCCACACAATGAGATCCAGAAATTCGCCCCCTCGCCACGCATCCACCAATAGGATGTCCGGAATGCCTGCGGGAAGTCGGCAAGGCGCCTCCACAATGATTTGCGCCAATATGTGACCGTGATGGTTAATGGTTGCATCGGCATGTTGCCCTCCCAAAACGCAAACGCCGCTATCCCGTGCGGTGGTCACACTCGCACAGAGTTAGCGGCGTTCTACGGTGTAGACTGCCAGTTAGGTTGTTGTACTACTTTTGGTTCAGCCCTGCCTCTGGATCAAGGAAGCCGCGCGCGATTAGCGCCTCACGAATTAGCTTCCGCGCTTCTTGGCGCGGTTCTCTGCAATCGTCTTCGGCTAGCCTTGAAATCAAACTCCATTCCTCGGGGGTTAGCGGTACATATATTCCCTTGCTCATCTCAGCACTCCTTTCAGGGTTGCCTCTTTGCCTCTTCCCTCAGCTTGCTCGTCCGTGGCAGTTCCGGCAGCTTGAACCGCTCGATGATGTCCACCATCATCAGCAGCGCTTGGCGAAACTGTAGCCAGAACTCGCGGTCCATCATAACCCCCTGAACGCCTCGCGCACGATGGTCGCAATGTTGGCGTCCACGATGCGCTTGACGATGCCACTGTTCACCGCTTCCTCTGCTGCCTGCCTGTCGGTCGTGAACCTGCTCGCCTTGTGCTGTGCCGTCTGGTATTGGTCGCTTGCCACGTAGGGCGAATACGTCGCCCGGTTGCCCAGCGTGGCCTCAGTCGGGCGCCGGGCGATGGTCCAGCTCTTGTGCACGTTCTGGCTCCACGGGTCGCTGCCGCGCCTATACTCAAGCGGCAGATTGTCCTTGCGCCTCGCCCAGTGATACCATCGCCGCTGCTTCTCACTCGCCCAGATGACGGGCTTGTGCTGGCGCTTGTAGGGCTGGATGATGGCCTTGATGGCGACAGCTACATAGTAAGTCGCCCGTCCTTTGAAGCGGGTCAGCGCCGGGCCGCGCAGTTCGTTGAGTGCCCGCTGTAGCTTGTCGAGTCCGCTGGTGTCGATGTCGTCAGGCATTGTCCTCTACCCGCTCAAACTCGAAGCTGCAATGCTCATACTTTGCGATGTCCTTCGGGTTGAAGGGCCAGTATCGGCAAATGGGCCGGAACATTTCCGTGTCCTGCCAGATCGTGCATAGGTGCGTCTCTGAATCATAGGCGGGACAGGGGCGCGGCTCATCGGCAATCTCTGTGACCTTGAACCACCACCAAATGCCCTGCGCTTGCAGCGCCGACCATCCCTCACTGTTCGACCAATCACCATCTTCCACCTCATCTGCCGATGGCCTCTGACTCTTAAAGGATGCCGACATCTGGTACTCTATAGTATGGGTGCAACAGCACTCCCCGCACTGGTTGCACTCCCCGCCGCGCTTGTAAAGGACGAGTTGCCCATTCTCCACAATCCACACGTCCATCTCAGCACTCCTCTCGGGGTTGCCTCTCACTCAATCAATCCCTGTTCCCTCAGCCAGGCCTCCCGCTCGGCCTGGCGTTGCGCGAATCCCGCCCCAATCTGCTCCTCGGTGCCGAAGCTAATCGACGTGCTGCACCTACAGTTGACGTGTGCCGGCGGGCCCCTCGGGAAGTCCTGCGCCCACACCTCTTCCGGCGCGCCCTCAATAGGACCGCATATCTCGCACACGTACTCGTCCATCATCGTGTTCCAGACCTTGGTCACGGGCAGCTCGGGTGTCTCTGCCCGCAGGAGCTCCGCCATCTCATTGGTCGCCATCGAGTAGGCCCGAGTCGTCTCCGTGACGGCAATCATCTCGGCGCGCACCGGGCCAAAAGCTGGCTCAATCAGCGATTCGATGTCACCGATGGTCATGCCGGGCGTTTCGACAAAGGCGCTCACGACCTCCTGTAGCTGCCGGCGCGTGGTGGCGGTCAGGTTCGTCACCCACTCATAGGTGTACTCGCGTGCCCAGCGCAGCGCCTCGGTGTTGATGATCGCCGGGTCAAACCCGATCCCCACCTCGACGCTCAGCCGCAGGGCGTTGTCCACCATCAGCGCCGATAGCTCGGGCTGCACAGCGGCGCGCAGCTCGTCAGCCAGGCCCTCATAGTCGAACTGCTCGCCCTGCCCGATCGCCCGCGCTGCCTGCGCCCTGCGCTCCTTTAGGATGGCTTGCACCTTGCGCTTGATGCGCCGCTCCGCTGCCATTCGCACGTCGAGTGGCGTCTGCTTGAGGAATGAGAATGCGCCTTCGACGCCCACAGCCTCCTGTGCTGCCACGACCTCGGCGTTGAGCCAGTCGGGTATGATGTCGCTGTTAAAGTGCGTGACTTTGCCGCGTTGGATGGCCTTTGCCTTCCACCGGCTCAGCTCGGCAAAGAGATCCGGTGGTGGCCCCATTCCGGGGCCACTGCTTTTGGGCGGGTGCGTGCATCCACTCGCTCGCCTGCTGGCTGCTGTGTCCCTGGCCCCTCTTGCGGTTGTGGCCCACCAAACGGCTGCGGGGCAAGGCGTTCCTCTGGCGTGAATGTCTTGTCAAGCGCCGGCAAGTTGGCTGCTTGGCCCACGCTGTCGATCCACGACCGCACTTCGTCCGTCGACATCACATTCGCCGTATAGGCCGGCAAGGCCACGCCATTGATGGTAAAGGCCATGCTCTCGGCTTTGGCAATCTCCTCTTTCTGGACCGCCTCAATCTCGCTGGTCTTGAACAGCACCCGCAGGCCCAGCTCGTTGAACAACTGGTCGTTGAGCACCGGCTGTATGCGCGTGCGGACCCAGGGAATGAGCGATTGCATCCACAGCTCGTACTGCAGCGCGTCCCGCTCGGCGCGGTTCGTCTTTGCCTCGGCCAGCCCGGGCGGGATGTTGTGTGCGGCAAGGATCTGCTCCCGCTTGGTGCTCTCCAGGGCCGGCACAACCAGGTCTTTGACCGGCTGCCCGATGACGGTCGGCGTGAGGCCCTGCTCCAGCACGGCAGTGCGGAATGCCTTCTGTACGCCCTTGAACATCTTCTGCCAGGCGGTCTGTACGCGCTCCTTCTCAACCAGGGGCACTGTGCCCTGGGTCGTCAACAGCACCGCCGGGATAGCGCCGTTCTCAAAGAACGCAGCCGCCCACGCATTGGCGTTCTTGATTAGCTCCCCCGGCTTCTGCCCCACCTCGCCCGCGCTGACGCCTGGGCCGATGTCAGTGGTCGGGCTGAATGCGCGGAAGTACACGATCTGCTCGGCCGGGTAGTCGCGCTCCCTGACGCCTACCTTCTGGCGAAATACGGTCGGCCCGTCGTCGTCATACTTGAGCACCCGCATGGTGTTGGCGTTGAGCACCTGCAGCTTCGCCAACTGCTGCGACCGCCGCCCGAGCCGCTTGAACACATAGGCCGCCGCCTTGAGCGACAGCCACGCCTCTACATCCCACAGCAGCGGCGCCAGGTCGAGTGGCCACTCCTCTTCGTTGTCCTCGTCCTCGTCGCCCTCTTCCAGCTCCAGCGAGTACACGCCATAAGGGATCTGGCTGATGTTGTTGGCGCGCAGATTCACGCACCAGAACGTCCAGGCGACGGCAGCGTATAGGTCTTGCGGCTTGGTCCCGTCGCCCGCGTCAATGGCCCAGTCCATGAACTCGTCCATGTCGCCGAGCGTCAGTGCCTTGGCCCCGTACACCCCACCCGCGATCGCTGCCTTGTACGTCTGTCTCATAAGAGTGTCATCCAGGAACCTCGTAACTGTAGCGCATTTGCCATCAGCGCACGGGCCATCACCGTGTCGTCGTGGACTCCCTCGGGGGCCGAATAGACAGGCCGGCCCGTGTTGGCACTGGCGCGCATCTCGTAGGCTTCCAGCTCAGCCGTCGCCACTGGGTCGTCTAGGAAATGTACCTCTTCCCGCTCCAGGGACAGCGCCAGGTTCTCAATCAGCGGCGGCTTGCTGCTTGCCGTGGTCTGGAAGGCGCGCACAGGCAGGCCAGCATACTGCATCTCCTCGATGATGGGGTCGCCCATCGCATTGCTCTCAGCCAGGATGTCGTAGACGCCCCACGCCTCGGCCAGCACTGCCAATCGCTGCCGGGCCAGGCGGTATTCGATGCCGTGGAACCTATCGAGCGCGACCTCCTGCTTGCAGTTGCGGCAGCCGACGCTTGCAGCCGTCCAGTCGTTGACCTTGCCCCAGTCGACGCCCATGACCAGCTCGTGGCCCTCGTGTTCGGCGGGCGTAGATGGCTGCAATGTGCAGCAGGCGTCGATGTTGCGGAACACCGCGCCCTCGCCCTCGATGAACTCGGCCATCACCTCCTGGCGGAAGGTGCGCAGCGGGAGCGTGTCGAACATCTGCACGATCTCCGACCAAGCCACATCGGGATTCTCTAACGGGTGTGGCTTGCGTATGAGTTGCCCATCTACAATGTCGCAGCCCTTGGTCGGGATCTGCCAATGCGCCGAGTCCTCTAGATCCATCGACCTGACGTGCTCGCGGTAGGTCCAGTTGCGGCCCTTGGGCGTGAACAGGAACCACGCCTCACCGTCTGTGTCCATCAGGATCGGGCGCACGACATCGTACCACGCCTCTTCTTTAAGCTCCGATGCCTCGTCGAATACCACACCATCAGCCGTGTGACCGCGCGCGTTGTCTGGGTCGTCCAGGCTGCGGTAAACGATGGTCCCGCCATTGGGGAACTCGGCCATCATCCGTTGCTGCGTGAAGGTGGCATAGCCCCGGCACGCCCGCCTTGCCTCATCCCACCCAATGCGCACCTGGTCATAGGTTGGCGCGCCCCACAGCCAGCGCATCCCACGTGCGGCCCCCTCCACTGCTACCGTCATACCCAGGGTGGTCTTGCGCCAGCGACGGCCCGCAGCCAGCCAGTTGAACCGCTGTGCTTCTGTGCGTACAATCCGCTGCCCCTTATGAGGTGTCGGTAGGTAAATAACGGGCATCGCCAGATAGCCTATCCACTACATCCAAGAGCCTGTTATCCTTCTTGCTGCTGTTACATGACTGGCAGGCAGGCACAATGTTGCTCTGTGTGTGTGGGCCTTCCTTGGAAATGGGAACCACATGATCCATCGTCAAATCGGCTTCTTGTCCACAATATGCACAGCGGAATCCGAAATACTCTTGCATCTCTGCCCACTGCTCAGCCGTAAAGTCATTGATTGGGGCTGCGATTAGGCGCGCCCTCCGTCTTTGACCATACTCACGGTATTTGCCACTCTTGAGATTACGGTGATATGCCCGATGCACCTTCTCGGGATTTGCTTCTCTCCACCGACGCGCTCGTAGTCTCGCGGCCCGCTTGAATTCTATGTTGTGCCGCTGTGCCAGCCATCTATAGCGATTGTCAAGGTAATACTGCACCTTGTACTCCCTCAGGTGCTCCTCATTTGCCGAAGCCCACTCTTTCTGGTAGGGTTTGATGCGTGTCTCATAGTGCTGCGCCCGGTCTCGTTGGGTTTCCAAGACACGGCAGCTCTTGCAACGCGAACGGCGGCCATCTAGGGCTCCCTTGTCGCGGTCATATTCAGATAGGGGCTTCTCAATTCCACAAGTAGAACATGCCTTACTCGCTTCCAAGCTCGGCTCTCCAATTATTCTGATAGATGATGGTCAATGTACCGTCGCCTTCGTGCCGGTGCCGTTCTATCCACATCGCCTGGTGCTTGCCCAGCAACTCAAGGGCCTCCAGCTTGTCGTACATCTCCACCTTGAGGCTGGCGGGCGTCCAGTCAATCTTCTTGACAAACGTGGTATAGCCCCGCTCCTTGGCTGTGTCCCAATCAAGAACGCCAGCCTTGCCCATTAGCAAACCAGCATCAAAGCGGGCGATGTCGGCAAGGTGGGCCAGCACCTCATCGGCAGACATCGCTTTCTCGCGGATGCGGTCGGCCACCGCCTCCACAACCTCAGCATTTCTAAGCAATCGGTACGCTTCCTGCTCGGGATAGGCATAGCCCGCTCGCCTGGCGGCCTCGGTGCCATTCCAGCATCTAAGGTATTCTTCTACAAAGACGCGCCGCTTATTCGTCAAGGCCATTCAATGTCATCTAGTCCCTGCTGTGTCAAAGACGCGCCCCGGACCCCTCAGCGTGGGGGCGGTTCAGGAGCCGTTCGTCCCGCGTCTCACGACGGGGCCTACCCGTCCCCGCCACCCACGCATCAAAAAGGAGGAGAAGATAGTGTCGCTAGTGCGCGACATGCCTTAGAGGCCTTGTTCACTTACCATAGCCTATAGCCGATGTTGGCTCGAATTGCTGCATCCAGACATCCAGTGGTATGCCCTCGACCGTGATGCCTGGAGAATTTGGCTCAATCGCAATCCTCCCAGAATACTCCGGGAAGATGCCATTGTCCCAATCGTCATGCCAGTAGCGGCGATCCTCTTCGAACCAGTCGGCAAGGTCGTCATCATCGCTTGGCGGCAGCGTGTCCAACACTTGCTGCCACCGCCGCTCCCGCTCGACATGTGCCCAGCGCTTCCAGACGACTAGGCCCCCAAAGAATGCCCCGCACAACCACGCTGCAATCATCTCACCCTCCATAACGGATGGCGCCCGGCCAACGCGCACGCTAAGTCGCCTCTTGCCCACCCACTACTCCCTGCCGGGCGACATCCGTCTCAGACCCCCTAAAGCGTCATCGGTTGCGCTTGCGGGCAGCCCGGGCCTGCTTTCGTTTCTCCTTGCGCTTGCGGGCTGCATACCGCGAGAGCTTTCCACCAGAGGTGCGGCTTACATATGCCTCACTCCGGCCCCGAAGTACCGCCTTCGCTGCCGGCTCCAACTCGTCTGGCAACTTCTCGTAGTCCCGCGCGTGAAGGAGATCCCTCTCCATGTTCTGGAGCGCCACTAGGTGGTTGGTGTCTACGTTCATTCCTCCTCCTCACAGCGTCATCCTCACCATCTGCTGGCCCTTCTGCAACCCGGGCCGCAGCTCCAGCTCAATGCCACCTATCGGCTGCGGCAAGTAGCCTGCCCACTCGGTGTACGTCGGCGGGCCGCCATCGTTCACCGTGCGCATGAACGTGCCGCCGTACCCGCCGAGCCGCACCTGTTGCTTTATGTGGCCATATCTGTCCACATACTCGACTGCACGCCGGTAGATGTCGGCATTGTGGCTGTGACCGAAGAGCACGAAATCGGCGTCATGTGTCCACAACCACCGCTCCATGTTCAGGGCCTTGGCCCCGCCGAGGCGGCCGCCTGTGAAGCCGTGGTGGACGTTGCCGGTGATCACCGTCGAGCCGGCGTGCTTGTCCTTGCCCCAACAGAACACCAGTTGCAGCCAGCCGTACACCCCGAAGGCCAGGTTGTGGTCATTCGGGAAGCCGCCCCACCCCTTGAGCGTGACCACGATCTCGCGGTAGATGTCGCGCTCGAACTTGCGAAGGATCGTGCCCTCGTGGTTGCCAGCGACCAGCCCCAAGCATTTCGATGCGATCGGCTTGACGATGGACAGGAAATGGTCGCGCTGGGCCTGCGCTATATCCACGAGGTCGGCCACGCCTATCCACGAGGCCAGGATGCCTGGGTCAAACCGCTTGTCGTGAATGTTAATGAACTCGCACATATCCCCGAGGCCGATCCAGTAGCAAGTCGGATCCGCCTCGATGCGTGCCACCACCTGCTGCAGTAGCTTCTCATCACATGCCGCTGTGCCGACGTGAACGTCTCCAATGGGCACGATGCGGTAGACTGTATCCGCGTTTCGCGGTACGTCGTACCACTCTCGTCGGAGGGTGCGTGCCATCTACAGGCCCAACGCCTGCTTTGCCCAGGCGGTGCCCAGTGCCAGGGTGATCGCGCCGAGGGCACCGCCCCCCCATTTCAAGATACGGATGGTTTGCTTTACTTCTGACAGGTCGGCATGGTCGTCACCAACCATCGTTTCTATCTTGTCCACCTTGTTGATAAGATAGTCGAGCTTGATGCCCAAGATAG